GCTTATCTGTCCTGCTTCACGGAAACCGTAATCTGGTGATGATAATACCATGTTGGCAAACAGATCAAGTCTGCGATCAAAACCATCTGCTGAAGTAATCGTTGGAGCATTTTCACCAAAGATTGTATTTGATGTAATTAAGTCTGTGTTGATTGATATTGCAAAAGTATCAACAATATCTGACGAACCAATTTGAAAATTTGCGGGGTCTGAACCGTCTCCACCGATAAACTCAATAATTGAACCGCCCGGATCGGTAGATGGTGTATAACCAGAACCACCATTTACCAATGAGAATGTAAGAGTACCGCCCAAGTCTTGAACTGAGGTAACAACGACTTTTGCAAAGTCACCGTTTAAAGAAGAAAGCAGTTCTAATATATCTCCCGGTGCATACTCACCGCCCGGTGTGATAATATCAACTGAGTTAATACCTGCTTCAACGATTGGTGCATGTCCAGTACCACCGATGTCGCCTTTGAGTCGCACTGGTTCTAAATGGTTGAAAGTGCCTCGTACATTTGATACAAAAATCTGCATCAAGTCTCGTCCCTTTACGGTACGACGAGTCACATCTTCTACCAGTGCCTCTGCTTCAGATTCAGCACCTTTGATGGTTTGTCCAATGAAGTTGTAGTTGTTTGGATCATATGGTGCTACAAGATATCGATCAATATTCCAATCACCATCAGAAACTTTTAAAATCTGATCAGCAGGAAACGCCACCTCAATGTCTTCATTGTATAAAGCACGAAATAATAGTTTATATGCACTTAAAGTGCCTCGTGCTTGGTTACCTTGATTGATGTATTTGATTAATAGTTTTTTATTTGCGGCAACATCTAAAGGTATTCCCGGTAAAAACTGATTGATAAAATACGCAATGAAATCATCGGTTGTGGTAGCAATGTCTTTGTACGATTCAAGATTCCGAATCGCATCAGTCATCTTCCCATTTTGCTCCATATACTCGTAGTATGCTTGGACAAACGCGAGGAAGTTTTCCCCTTCTTCTTTATAAAAGTCCGGGAACTGATCTTTGACCAGTGCTGAAATCTTATCGGTGACTGCCATTAACGAGTCTCACCTACAAGCGTGACTTTTGCATCATTGACATCCATAATTAAAATCTGTTCGCGAATCGGAATAACATCGAGACGATTTGGAATGACAGTGACTTTCATTTCAATGCCCGAATACGCGGAAGGTCTGAACGCATTAATGATTACTGTGCCGTTTGTGTAATCAATAGTTCCTGCATTATCATTGATAAAAACCTTTTGCTTGCTTTCATTGAAACGATAGATACGGACATTACCATTTCCATCATCGTCAAGAGATGCTTGGAATCCATTTAAAGTAAATTGTGATGAAGTAAGGGTACTTGCTCGTAGTGGGTTATTAAAATTAAGAGTCACTCGCTCTGCAAGGTTTGTGTTTGGAACAAATCGTTTTTGAATATTAATTGTCGCATCGTTATTCAGAATAGAACCATTTTGTGTGTTATCCAATGCACGAACAAAGCGAGAATAACGGAGACGGTTACCGAATCTCTCAAGATTATTTGTAGAGAAGTCGCGGATCGAATTTAAAATTTGAGTTTCAATCGCTCCAGTAGATACCACTGTCTGTGATGCACTATAATATGTGGTGACAGATGGAATCAAATAAGTATAATCTGGATCGATGAATACTGGATCAATTGCAAGAGGCACACGATTTAAAATTGACTCACGGAGTTGTTGCTTCCGAGTTGCAGTCGCAAACTGCTCACCAAATGGTTTGACTGCCACATACACTTTACCGTATACTGGAGGAGATGCTAACTCTCCACCAAAGGCAATCACCGATTGTAGATCAGAGTTCTCTGCTAAAAGAATGCGTTGATAGTCATTATCAACTACTGCACGATTTTGCGTTTGATAGAAGCGAGGAGCATTGAACTTGATTGAATCGATTGTTTCAGCAGGACGACCACCAATAGCATTAGAGTTTGTCGCAATGGTTGCAGTTGTATATGGTTCTGTGATACCAGTTAAATCGTCAATCGAGAATGTGGTTGCACCGTTAGTAGCATCACCATTACACACTAAGTAATCAATGATGATAATGTTACCGTTTTTCAGCGACTTGCCAAGCGAACCAGAACCGAATATAATTTCATATTTTAAGTCGTATGCTTCTTCAACAAAATATACAGGTGTCGTTGAAAATACTTGAGAGACATTTGTCGCACGAGTAAACTCTGTTACGGTTGTGTCTGCCGCAGACTCTTGAACCCTCACTGAGATACTGCTCACATCCACATTTTCGTTTGGTAAAACAAAACGCTGTGGGTTCGCATCGTTTACTGTAAAGCGATGCGTCAGTGGTAACCCTTCTTTAATTGTAATCGAACGAGAGAATGTGTTTGAACTATTGGTGACAGTGTATGCTTGCGGTGTGACATAGGTATACTGAATATCGTCAATTGTTGTAGTGAATTTGGAATTCTTTGGAATGGTGAACTGTGCTGTTACAGGGGACACACCAGAAAAGGTAACAGTCACGTTCGCAGTTGCACCGATTGCTGATACTGGAGTATATCCAACTAACTTTGCATGCGATACAACAGAGTCGCGTTGCTGTGATGTGTCAAGAAACATCTCGTTGGCAAGCATGTTAATGTAGTAAGCATTATAGTGCGTGTTGTAAGACAGCACATCCAAAAGGACTGCCATCGCAGAACCTTCAAAGTCATAGTCTTGAAACTGGGATTGAGTGGACAGATATGACTTGAGGTTTGTGCGGATTTCCTCAAAGTCGAGTTCTGTAACTTGTAAGTAACTGTTTGCTGATGTTGCCATTATCGGACTCTTTCTAGGATGACATCTAATACTACGGGATCTGGATCGTTTACAATATAAAATGCGACAGAGATTGTAACAGCATGTAGGTCTGGTCTGTCTTCGACCAACACATCAATCAACTCTGCGCGAGGTTCGTAGTTTGCAATAACCTCTCGCACCGCGTTCTGCATCGACTGCTTTGTCGCAGGTGTAAACAACTCAAACAAATAACGACGAATACCGCATCCAATGTCTGACTTAAATGGGCGTTCGTAAAAATCAGTGAGAATCAATGCCTTGACAGACTGACGCACTGCCTCACGATTTTTCTTTCGTGTCAGTTGCTGTGTGATTGGATGGGGAATAAATCCAATATCCAAATCACTAAAGATTGTTATGTCTTTTTCTGGCATAGTTTCTCTCGATTCTTATTGTACTATTTAGTCAGAATTTTTAGATGCTTGGATTTCAGCGCGTCTTTCTTTGCAGATTTTTGAAATCTCTGCTAATGCCTTACGCGCACGAGTACCCGCAGACTTATTTCCATTTTCAAACTTTTCGTTTTCTGTTAGATAGACTTCATAGAGTCCTACTAATGCGTCATGACTTTTCATAATTTCCTCTTGACAAGTTATTTAATTCTGTGTATAATCTTAATGTGGTTTTTTGAATACTATTAGTTTCCTACATTTACATTACTGCTACCACTTGCGGCATGACCGCAAGTTGCTAAATCTCCTGCATTACAAACAGCAATCCCACCAATAAAAACATTCTTACTTCCCGCAATCATTGTTGCACTACAATGTATGGGTACAACAGGACATGGAGCATGAGATTCAACATCGTCCCCATTAACAATAACCTTTTTACCATTCGCATAAACAGTTGATTGAGATGGAATCAAATCACCACCTGCCGAATCATTGTCTCTACAAATACCAGTAGAACTCATGATGGGTTCAAGTCTATCTTAGGCGCAATAAGTGTCATAGTTCCCTCAGAAGTAATATTACATGTCCCACCAATATCCACATCTAGGTTTTTATCAATAACGATTTTTACATTTCCTTTGACATGAATGGAATCATCATTTGCAACCACTGTGTATCTGTCTTTGATAATGTGTGTAGACACATCACCGTCAGGGTGTACTTGATAAAAAGTGCCTGACTTGTGGTATTCTCTAATTCGTTCAGCATTCGGTGTATCATCGAATTCCTTAACATGACCACTACGAGTTTCCATAACACGATTGTACGGATACTGTGCGTTGTAAGGATCATTCGGTTCTCCTATAGCAGAGTCTGGTGTATATGTTTTTGTCTGAGTTCCTCGTGCTAAACGATTTACATCAGACTCATTCACATAACGAGGGAACACTTCATCTGGATCATTAAAACCAATTCCTCCATCTGCAAGTGTGGTTGGTGCGGAGGCAATGCTTCCTAAGATCGCAGGTTCCTGTGCATCGTCTCCATCAATGAAGAAACCGATTACCCAAGAACCTTGAACGAGACCTGTAGGCATTTCTCCCACGCCAGAGGTTGATGCGCCTGTGACAGGATTTACTGGTATTGCCCAAGGAAGTTCTTCTGTTGGAATCTGACCTTTGTCTTCGGTATGATAACCGTAGCATCGCACACGCACACGACCCAACTGAACTGGATCGTTAATGTCTTCAACAACTCCAATGAACCAAGTGAAGTTACCCCTTCCTATGAAGTTTCTCATTCTCTACCTTTTCAACATGCTTCAGAAAAGAGAGGAGACCATTTTTAAGAGTCTTTTTAGTCTTCTCTTGTTCTTCAATCCGATCATTTAGATGCTCAGAGGACTCCCAAAAACTTCTTTCTTCGCTTTGGTTTTTCTTCAACGAGAACCTCCTCATGTACTGGTTCTTTAATTTCTTGTAGAAACTCAGGTTCTGGTTGAACTTCTTCTTGCAGTTCTGGTTCTACGATTTCTTGGATAAGTTTTTTATCTCTATGTGATCCCGGTAATGGCATAACTACCTCCTACTGTTTCGGAATATCAATTTGACGCAGTGCGTCTTTCGGTACATTGTCTTGTATCCAACTGAATACTTGCTTCTGAACTGCCGCATCCTTCATGAATGGTTTGCCAGACTTCTTCAGCGTGACATAGGTGAAGTCCTTGACGATGATCTTGTCAGAACCACTGCCTTTGATAGGATTGCCTTCTGCGTCAGTGTAAGGAATCGTGTTACGACGATTATTGAGAATGACTCGCACCTCACCGTTGACACCACTTGGAAGTTTTCCTTTGATGATCTCACTCATAGTCTGTGACGCACCAACATGCGTCTGAAGAAGGATATCATCTGGCACAACACGATCTCGTTCTTGGTTTGCTTTGACTGCCACATAATAGTCAGTCAGCACCCAAGTCACATGAATGTTGCGTCCTTCATAACCCAATGCTGTGAGCATAGGTAAAATTTCTTTGATATCTTCGAT